CCATGCGAGCCTTGCCTTACATCAGTGGCTGTGGATGGCGTTACAATCACAGGCAACGGCACACCAGCTGATCCGCTTGTGGCAATTGGTGGCGGTGGTGGAACACCATTGCGAACTCAGAATGAAGGCACCAACGTAAGCACCAACACAACAACGCTGAACTTTACCGGCGCTGGCGTGACGGCTTCGCTAACTTCGCCTGGAGTGGTTGAGGTGAATGTGCCGGGCGGTGGCGGTGTAACATCCGTAACAGGCACAGCCCCGATTGCCTCAAGCGGTGGGGCAACTCCCGATATCAGCATAAGCCAAGCCGACACCACAACAGATGGCTACCTGAGCAGCGCAGATTGGAATACCTTCGATGGCAAGTTCGATACACCAACAGGGACAAGCGCAGACTATCTCGATGGCACCGGAGCACCTCAGCCATTCCCAACACTCACAAATGGCACGGTCACATCGGTTGCGGCAACAGTACCTAACCCGACAAACCCAGCATTCAGCGTTGCCGTACCTAACCCAACCACAACGCCAAGCATTGACATAACAGCCAATGGAGTTGTGAGCCAGTACGTTCGTGGCGATGGCTCACTCGCTAACTTTCCTCTCGGCGGTGGCGGTGGCGCATCGGTTAACTATTACCTCAACGGCTCGATAAGTCAAGGCACGATCGGAGGAAATGCTTACTTTCAAATGAGCCGCGTGCCAGTTCTCGGAGCTGGCACGAACTTCACACGCACAAACGCGCAAGGCGATGGCTATATCGCGCAATTCATAACCGATGCAGGCGACCCAAACCTTTTGGCAATCCCTTCAGGCAATTGGAATTTCGAGACCTACTTCAATGCTTCGAGTGGCGGCGGAAATCCGAGCTTTTACATGGAGCTTTACAAGTATGATGGCGCAACCTTTACGCTAATTTCAACAGGGTCTACAAATCCCGAAGCAATTACAGGCGGCACGGTGGTCGATTTGTACGTTAGTGCGCTTGCAGTACCTTCGACAGTATTGGCTGCAACTGACAGGCTCGCAATACGCATTTTCGTAACTACATCGGGGCGTAACATTACCCTGCATACTGAGGACAATAACCTTTGTCAAGTAATCACTACGTTCACCACAGGGCTTAACGCATTAAACGGCTTGACCGCCCAAGTGCAAAACTTCGCAACGGGCACGAGTGGCACGGATTTCGGCATCAGCTCGGCAAGCACTACCCATACATTCAATCTACCAACTGCCAGCGCAAGCAACAGAGGTGCATTAAGCACAGCCGATTGGACAACATTCAACGGCAAGTTCAACACCCCAACAGGCACAACCTCGCAATACGTGCGCGGCGATGGCTCGCTTGCTTCATTGCCTTTCGAGCTTGTGGTGGCTGCATCGGATGAAACAACAGCACTAACGGCAGGCACGGCGAAGATTACATTCAGGATGCCGCGAGCTGTTACCCTCACAGCCGTTCGCGCATCGCTCACAACAGCGCAAGCATCGGGCAATATCTTTACAGTTGACATCAATGAAGCTGGCACAAGTATATTGAGCACTAAGCTGACCATTGACAATACCGAAAAGACAAGCACCACGGCAGCAACACCGCCAGTCATAAGCGACACCGCATTAGCAGATGACGCTGAAATAACAATCGACATCGACCAAATTGGAGACGGCACGGCGAAAGGTTTGAAGGTAACATTAATAGGTACTTACGCATGAGTTTCATTGTCAATCCTTATTGGTACGCAAGTGCTGGTTGCGCTGATGCAGATGCAAATGCTTTTTTAACAGCTACCGGAATAACCGACCCAACCATAAGCGGCGGAATCTGCACGTTGGTAACAAGCCTCAAGGCGCAAAGTTTATGGACAAAGATGTATGCCATCTACCCATTTGTGGGTGGAACGGCTACAACGCATAAGTTCAACCTAAAAAATCCAGCCGACACCAATGCTGCATATCGATTGAGCTTTGTAGGTGGATGGACGCATAGTGCTAACGGTGCTTTGCCGAATGGAACAAATGGATATGCGAATACCAATTTAAACATTGCCAATAATCTGATTCTAACCAATCACTCATTCGGGATTTATTCTCGCACGAATCAAGTTGGTGGGAACTTCGTTTATGGTGGATTCGATGGAGGTGCATATTTCTTGCAAAACAATTATGGTGCTGGTAATTTTGTTTCGGGCGCAGTAGGTAACATTGTTTCATATACTGCTGCTCCATCGACTAACCTATTGATGGGCTCACGAACAGCTGTCAATGCTTTTAGGGGATACCGAGGCACTACATTGCTCGCAACAAATACAGTTAACATCGGAGCACTTCCGCCAGTAGTATTCTTTTTAGGTGCGAGAAATAATAATGGCTCACCAGTATTTTACAACTCAATTGAGTATGCATTCGCATTCTTAGGCGAAGGTTTAAGCACTACCGAGCAACCTATCTTCCATTCAATTGTCCAAACCTTTCAAACCACTTTATCTCGCCAAGTATGATAACAGTTTACCAACTTACACCCGAACAAGCTGAGCAATTAATCGGTGTGCAATATGTCGCAGATATGACATTCAACCCGATCGAAGATGCGAATGGCAATTGGATAATAAGCGGCGAAGAGGTAAGCAGCACAACCATCGACTGGGTTAAGGAATTGCCAGCGATTGAATATGTGCCGAAAGAATCACTATATTTGTAAAAACCAAATCTATCATTATGGCAGGCGTAAAAGTAACCGACTTAACACCCTTGGCAACGGCAGCAAGCGATGACATCTTCTACATCGTTGATACAAGCAGCAATACATCCAAACAGATTGAGGTGCAAAACATCTACGATGGGATGCCGCAGTTGGAGAGCGGTGTTTATACGCCTGCTGTATCGGGGAATACTAACGGCGTGGTAGTAAATATTGCAAAAGGTTTTTATTCGCGTGTCGGCACTATCGTAACCGTATCTTTTTTCTTAGATGTGCAACTCGATACTGGCGAAACAACTGGCTCGTTCAATTTAGATTTGCCTATTGCCTCAAATTTTTCAAACGATAAAGACTATACAGGTACAATTTGGTACAAAGACCCAAGCGAATTGTTAGGTGATAGCTATGCACAATCTGATGGGGCAAACCAAAAGATTAGTGTATTTTTGGTTTCAAACACGACTGCATTCAATTACATTTACCTAACCATCACAGGCCAATACGAGATACTTTAATCATGCGCAGCACCTCAATTCTCGGGCTTAATCTGATTAAGAAGTACGAGGGATTGAGGCTCTCAAGCTACCTATGCCCCGCCGGAGTGCCGACCATTGGCTACGGCTCGACACGCTACCCGAATGGCAAGAAGGTAATACTCGGCGAAAAGCTGAGCGGCGAGAAGGAAGCAACGCAATTGCTACTATCCACGCTTGACCCATTTGAGGCGGCGGTCAATAAGCATCTACCTAACCTCAACCAATGCCAGTTCGATGCGCTTGTGTGCTTTGCCTACAACGTAGGAACTGGAGCGTTGGTTAAGTCAACGCTGCTGAAGAAGGCAAAAGCCAACTCAGCCGACCCGAGCATCCTCGATGAGTTCCTACGCTGGAACAAGGCAGGCGGGAAGGTGCTCTCAGGGCTTACAAATCGCAGGCGCGAAGAGGCGAATCTCTATTTCTCACTTTGTAATATTTAGGGCGCAATTGCCCCAACGATTGCTCTGCTTTGGCGTAAGTTAACCTATGCGGAAAAGGGCTACCAAACCAAGGCGGATTATTGATGTGATTGTGAAGCATTGGCGCGGTACAATCGGTTCGCTTATGATTCTGGTGTCCATCTTTTTGCTAATCTTCAAAGTGATAACAGCCGAGACATTAACAGCCATCATTGCAGCACTCATAGCCGCAGGATATATCCCAAAAGCCAAAAGCGATGCAACAGATTCGTAGAGATACCATCAAAGTAGTGCGCCACAGCAAGCTCAACATTGACACGATGAGCTGGGAGGCTGCTAATGCCGACACCTCATTCGCCCAGGCGAATCGTGAGAGCTTTCAGGCAGTGATGGCACAGCCAGCAAAGCCGAAAGTGCTAACAGCATTCGACACGATTCAGCCGTGTGATGTATCTTTATACCCAGCAGCCACGTATTACATCCCGAAAACTCACGCTGTAAGAAACGAGCCGGAAATGCCAACGCCTATGAATTACGATATACTCGCAAACGGAATTGTGCTCACCTTCACGATGCTGCTTACCATCAAATATGCGCTCGGTTGCGTGCCTGCATGGCGTTCATTAATTGCGGATTTACGTTCGGTTTAACGTATCTTTGCAGCATGGCATCGCTGCACATCCTTGAGTCATCAATTGACCTCTTCTATGTGATCACCGACAGGGATGGCAACATCGTCACCACGAATGACCTATTTCGCGAATATTCAAGCCACATAAAGCCCGGCAATATCCTCGACATCGCAGCGCAAGATAGCGACCGCGATGAACTGCTTGCAGCCATTCGCAAGGCGCAAAGCAAATCGCCCGACCCGATTCGGGCCTATGCGAAGACAAAGCAGAAGATAAGCTCGGAGCGTTTCAATATGTGGAATGTTTATGCCATTGTTGACATGCTGCACTTCATCGGCATTCAATTGGTCGATGTTACTTCCATCTCAAGCCATGAATATGAGCGGCAAAAGATGCTGCTCGAAGAGTTTAGATTCACCCTATCGCACGAACTTCGTCAGCCATTGACATCAATCGGTGGATTGGTGAAGATGATAAACGAGCACACTTGGGCAACCGATCAGGAGCGCGATGGTGTGATGAAGATGCTCGAAGATAGCGTTGAAAAGCTCGACAATGTGATTCGGCTGTTAGTCAAAAAAGCAACACGGCAATTATGAGCAACCTACCGGCCACCGATTGCGAATGCGATGAGCGCTTGGTGAAGGTGCTGGCTGTGTACATAGCCGAGAAGGCAATGCCGATTAAGGTGGCGGGCGATATATTGCTCAACGAGCTTAGAGATAAGAGCACCTACCTCAAACGATTAAACGAACTAATCAAATGCAGCAAAGCAACATCAGCACGTTAAGCCTGTTGGCAATATGCCTATTTCTTTTGCTGCTTTTGATGCGCACGTGCGGGGCATTGGGCGAGGCTGAAAGCAATGCGATGTATCTCGATTCGCTCAATAATGAGTACGCTGTGCGCATCGCGAGAGATAGCAGTAAGATACACAGCCAAGGCGTGCAGCTCGCAGCGGCAGGCACCAAGCTGCGAGCCTTGGAGCTGAAAGAGCCGGAGGTGGTGATCAGATACCAAACGCGGACCAAGGTGGTGACGCAAGTAGAGCTCGGCGAGACCGTGTACATTGATAGCTTTCCGCACCTTCGCCTGCCTCGCACCTTCCATCGGCCCGGTAAGTGGCTCGAGATAGGTGGGCAGATAAGCCGCGCTGGGAGGCTTCAATTGGATTCAATTATCATTCCGGTGTCTTATACCGTTGCAATTGGAGATACGCTGCGCAAGGGCTTCCTATCGCGTAAGCGTGAGAGGGTGGTTCGCCTTGGCATTGATAACCCCTATGTAACCGTTACCGGCATGAATAACATAATCGTGGCCGAGCCGCCTAAGAAGTGGTATGAGACACGCGCATTCGCTTTCGCACTTGGTGGGCTTGTTGGTGTCGCAATTGGTCGCGCAAAATAATTGCTTTGATTATTAAGCACTTGCGATTTTTCGCGCTGGTGGTTTGCTTTTTTCTTTGTTTAAGTATTGTGAATTCAAAATAAGGATTTACATTTGCCTCAACAAAACAACGAAAAAACATGAACACACCCGAACTATCACCAGCGACAACCTTCAAGAATTGGAAGGGCACAGAATTTTTTCACTACAACCACCTAACCGGCACTATGGTCATGGTTGTAAATGACGGCTGCATCAAGGGCCTTTACACCCGATGCGACAGCCAAGCCGCAAACCTTGCGCGCCAGTATCACCGCTCGATGGAGCACGGCGTATCACCTGAGAAGCGAATCTATGACCCTTGCAACATGGAAGAATTCCATAATCAGTTTGCATTCGTCACTGAATACCTTCACGAACAATCAACTCAAGCACTTTTAACCTCAATTTAATCTTTAATCATGAAAGCACCAGTAAACTCAGGCGGAAGTCAAACCCGCCAAATCGCACCCGAAGGCGCATATCCTGCGCGCTGCTACCAAATCATTGACAAGGGCACTACCTTCGATGAAAAGTGGGGCAACAAAAAACGCAAAGTTCAATTCCTCTTTGAACTGCCAACAGAGACCGCTGTATTCAGCGAAGACAAAGGCGAACAGCCGTTCTACGTGAAGGGCGTGTTTAACCTGACAATGGGCGAGAAGGCATCCCTTCGCAAGTTCATCGAGTCATGGATTGGCAAGAAGCTCACAGATGCGCAAGCCGCTGACTTCGACATCACCAAGCTACTCGGACATCCCGGCATGATTAACATCGCACACAATGGCAAAGAGGACCGAGTGTATGCCAATATCATGGGCATCTCTCCGCTGCCGAAGGGCCTTACTTGCCCCCCTGCCATCAACGAGCTGCTGGCCTATGACACAACCGAGCACAATGCTGAGGTTTTCGCAAAGCTGCCGGAGTTCCTTCAGGAAGATATTCGCAAAAGCGATGAATGGATTGCGCGAACTACCGCCAAGCCAGCTGTGCCAGCTCCAACATGGGAAGCATCAGCCACAGACTTCGATTCACTATTTTCAGAGTCAGACGATAAGGGTCCATTCTAATTTCTAA